GTACGAATCATCTGTATTGCCGATGCATAAAATCATTGGTTGCGATGATGTGGCTAACAATATCAATAGAAAGCCAAATTACGATCGATTACTTAATTATAAGAATACAATCCCTCGACCCCTTGAAAAAGCAGGTGTTGAGGAGAAGGGTACTATGTTTCCTATGAACGATGCATTGTTAGTCACAACAAATGACGAAACTTTGCGAGCAGTTGAATGCTCCGTTTGTCCTGAAAGTATTTTACGAAGATTTGACTTGGACGTAGAAGTCCGTATTAGATCTGAATATCAGAATGCTTTCGGAGGGTTAATGAAACTTGAAGCAATGAATTGGAGTGTTTACGAATTTGTGTTGAAACGCTTTTCATATATCGATAAAGAAGGAGATCCTGAACAAAAACGTCCACCGGGCAAGATTGTTTGGGACTACATTCCACGAAAAGAGTGGAATCCTTACGATGATATGGAGCATGATTTATCAGCACTTTGTCGTTTTATAGCACAGGATGTTATCAAGCACAAAAAGGCACAAAAATCTAAGATGCAATCACAAAGTGATATTGAGTCACAAGGCTTTTGTCCCGAGTGTAAAGTACCTGGCGTATTATGCGCATGTGGGAAACCTGAAGCTGTCGCTATGGCAGGATTTGGGACACTTTGGTCAGGAATGAGTACTTCAGAATTATGGGATACTCGCGTGGCTCTACACAGTGTGAGCAGCCTTTATCGAAAAACACTTTTAGCACAAAAATTGTGGCATGATCGAACAACAATCAGAAACATATTAATGGGATTCATTAGTTGCGTTTGTGTTGGTTCCTTAATTGGACCCACATTTGCTCAATGTATGCTATTTTCTGTAGTTGCATTCTCGCTTTTGAAGTATCAAAAGATGCTTCAAGAGATTGATGAAGAAATATCAAAGAGATCTGATCAATTGTCAAGTTTATGCGTTGATCTTCGCACACATTTGGAAACAAATGCGAGGAAATATTTCGCAGGCGCTGCCGCAATTTTTACAGCATACAAGGTTTATAAAGCAGTGCGTCCTTTGTTGAAGTCCCAAGACAAAACTTCCTTTCGGGAGGATTGTTTGAAGATTTTTCCCAGAGTTCTCGATTGTCCTAAAAAAGGTCAATTTGTATTTGAAATGCAGGACGAGAGAGACTATAAGGAAGGATATTCAAGATTGACTCCCAAAGAGACGGCTATATCGAAAACAACAACATCAGCAGATCTACAACGAGCAATAGCAAAAGCTTTGCGCGTCGTTTATATTAAATCTGCGGGTCAAATGTTAGGTACCGTGAATGGTATCATGGTTGCGAGCAATGTATTGCTTGTACCCGCACACATTATCCCATATGTTTTTCCTTTCGATGTAGAGACCACTACTGTACCTGGTGTACCGAGTGCTAGCACAAAAGATCAAAAGTTGACAGCTGAATACTGTTACATCGATCGTGCAGTGGATCAAGCCTATATTCATTTGGCATCCAGTCCAGCATCTTCCAATTTTGCCCAATTTTATCCAGAAGAATATCCGGAATTTTATGGGCGTGATACAACTCTGTTGTGGAAGTCACCTGAGAATGAGACTAAAATCTCAAGACAAGTGTGTCGACCTACTTCAGAAGATCTACAATATGCCGGGCTCCTAGAGCACCCAGGTATGTTGTGGGGATCACGACATAAAATAACGACTTTAACCCTGCGAAAGGGTAAAGGTATTAGATATGAAACTGAATTTAAAGGTTTTGGAGGTTTATGTGGAGCACCCGTTATTGATTCTCAAAAGGGTATCATTTATGGTTTTCATGTTGCCGGATATAGTAATTCTTACCAAGGTTACTCCACATGTGTCATTCAATCGCAAATTAAAACAGCCCTGAATGCACTAAAGCAAACAAGTCCCACATTAGTGGTACATTCTGCTGGAGAGATCAAAGTAGATACTTATGGTTTGCCTTACACAATTGTGAATGAAAAACCTAATTATACCAGAGAAGATGGTACCAAAGACAAAACAGTGGTTACATATTATGGAAAGGTCCTTAAAGACGGCCAGCCTATGGAATCACGAGCTCGTCCACCATACATTCCTACCCCTTTCGAGGGGATAGTTGAAGAATTTGGCGAGAGCAAGCATCGTCCACCTACAAAGGTTAATGACGTTGCTAAAGGTATGAAAACTCTGAACAAACTAACTGATCCAGTCCAACACTATGAGGGTGACCTCTTGATTAAGGCTATTAATGATTACAAAACTCACACTTTGAAAGCTGTCCGTGAAAATATGGATGATGCAAAAGATATGTTGAGAATATACAGTCAAGAAGAAGCTATGGACGGAATCGGTGAATTTGGATTAGGTGGGTTACCCAACGATACATCAGCGGGATTCCCAATACAGAAGAGCAAGAAACATTGTTTAGTTCGAGATATCATGGATGAGTCATTGGTTCAAGTACCAAGACAATTTAATGAAAATTTCGACATTCAATCCGAAATTGATCGCACCCTCGAGTGCTGGAGTAATGGCAAGAGATCGGAGACTATATATAAAGCGAGTAGCAAGGTCAACGAATTATTACCAAATGCAAAAGCGGTAGAGAAAGTGAGAAAATTTTATGGAAGTTCATTTGCTAACTTTGTCGCATCACGAAGAGTGCTCGCAGGAGTACCTCGTTTTATGCGCAAGTATTGGAGATCTACAGAATGTTTGGTCGGAATAAATGCCACATCGAAAGAGTGGGATGAGTTCCATGAGTATTTAACTGCTTATAGTACCAAAAACATGATTGCTGGTGATTTCTCTGGATTTGATACACGCATGGCTGCACAAATAACATCAGCTGCTGCTAATGTCATGATTTCATGGTACCAAGAAGTTGGTTGTGATGAAGATGAGATTGAGCTCCTACGTGGTGCTCTCTCTGATATTGTCCACCCCAATATATTATTCGATGGCGATTTGTATAAATTTGCAAATGGAAACCCCTCAGGGAATCTTATTACAGTTCAATTGAACAGTATTTGCAATTCTATTATGATGCGCTATGTTTATTATTCTATGATGCCACACATCCGGGAACCTTTTGCTTCCAATGTCAGATTGGGTACATATGGAGATGACAATGCAATGTCGGTAAAACATCATTGCAAATGGTACACACACACTAGTTGTCAAGCTGAGTTCGCAAAGCTAGACATTGGTTACACCATGGCCGAGAAGACGGCAGAGTCATTACCATATATTCCTATAGATCAAATTAGTTTCTTGAAAAGGAACTTTGTTGTACATGAGACATTAGGCAAAATTGTTGCCCCAATTGAGATCGATTCTATTTTAAAGAAATTTTATTATGTTAAGAAACCGAACGAAACTCCCTTAAGTGTTGGAGAACAGTTTGGGGCCTATACAGATGGTGCTTTCCGAGAAGCTTACTTACACGGAAGAAACTATTATGAAAAATTTCAACAATCGATGCGAAATATTGTGACCAAAAATCCAGATTTGAAATACACTGTTGATTTCATACCTTATGAAGAGATGACCAAGATATTGAAACCCTACTATATGGAAGAGTATGTGAATGATAACAAGAAATTGTTCGCAGAGTCAATAGGAGTTGAGGATGTAGTCTTTGACGAGGAAGAGGATGACTCCGGTGGGGAGTCGGCCTAGACGGCCAAACTATAAGGTTTTTAATCAAAATTGTAACCTTTAACTTAATTGAACAATTGGAGCTACTGTACTGGTTTACGGCGCGGCTGAACCGGTCAGGGTTAACAGCGTGAACGCTTGCAGTAGCAGCTTGCATATATTATATGTATACTGACACGTCTAAGGAGCGATTTTGATGTGAATCACTCTAGGATGTAAAAACAAATCAATGCATTTCTATTTATACTATTTACAAACTTTATTATCATTTATTTACTTATTATATGTCCTTTATTGTAGTGCTCGCGACCATGTTGTCAGCGATAAGCACATTTTTAGATCGTTTATGTTATATAGAAGAGCTACTCTCAAAGGCTTCCGCCATCCGAATTGGAGCGGGAGCAGTAGCCGGTTATACAAAGCAGCAGTATATTGATAAGTTGACGTGGATACGTGAACTATGTAGATTCAATACAGCTAACTTTTATACAAAGAGAACTTTTGAGAGGGTATCCCATACTTTGGAGAGTTTAAAATTGGATGATTCCAATGGAAAGCTCCGCAAGCAACCTTATTGCATAATGTTGTGCGGGTATCCAGGAACAGGAAAATCAAGCTTTGCAGTTAAAATTGCTGCAGCTTTCATGCGTTCGCGCTATGGAACATTTTCCAGTTCCGATGTAGTTACCTTAAATGAGACAGATGATTATCAATCAGAATTTCGATCAAGCCACAAAGTCGTCATCTTTGATGATCTAGCGGCTGAAATAGTGAATCGTCAACCATCTAATCCTTGGAGAAAGGTGATTGATTTTGTCAACAATATTCGAAAAACTTCATTGAACCCAAATGTCGAAATGAAAGGTAATGTTTATATAGAACCTGATTTAGTTATTATTACAACGAATATGAATCCAGAATATATGTATCATATACAAACCTGGATGACATGCCCTAGTGCGATTTTACGTCGTATTAAAGAACATGTTTTCGTTAAAAATTTTGGCGAATGTCAGATAATCGAAGATCAAACGCGAGAGGCGCCAGATTTTACTCATAGAGGTCTTCCTGGCAATTCTACGTCACTCACTCACTTACATTCTTTTAGAATTAGAGCAGAGACGGAGATTGGTGGGGTACAAAGACTCGCTTCAATGGAAACATTAAGTCGAGACGATTATATTAAACAAGCTACATTAAGATTCGAAGAACACATGTTGGACCAAGAACAATTTGTTGAATTAGTTAATTCTGATTTTGATGATATTGAAACTAAAAGTCCTTTAAAGTGTTTTTACGATGACATGATCAAGCCAATTCTTCCCCAAAAGGTTTTTCTACCTCCAGCAATGGAGAGATATTTACCTTGGTGGAATCGAATAGCTCGATTCTTTTGTCAACCAAACAACAAAATAGCAATATGTCATACTATTCAACCTCGGATAGAAACAATTGACGTTGCAATACAACCAGTAACCAACCCTGAAATTAATATTGATGTGGATGGTGAATTAAAATCTACTTATGAAATACTTCCCTTTCTTCAAAGGGAACCTCGTTCAGATCCTTTTATGGAAGAACTAATCACAACACAACCCAAAGAATTTACTTTTTGCTTACGCGAATGGGAAAATTCTGCTGGAGTTGGTGATTTAGTTTATCTAGTTGATCTTGGGCGTGCCAAGTATTACATCGTAGTTGAAATCAAAACGTCGGATATTTCCAAAGCCTTTAAACAAGCACACAAATACGCGCGAACATTAGTTACGTACACTTCAATGTATAAGTTGAAGAAAGTGTCTGTTTTAGAACTTGCTGTTACTCCAGATTCATTTCTGTTGGGTTCTTATAGTGAGGGTGTAGAAATACCACAAATAATTCGTTCAATCATACAAAGTTGGATGGATAGATTTCAAGACCGTTGCGGTGCGGTCGTGCTTGCTAACATGAAAAATCATGTGAGCGAGTAGAGCTTCAGCTCTCCCTTGAAAGGGAACATTCATTAACCTAGGTTAGGTAGAGATGTTTTTTATCAGAGAGCGTGAAGCTCCTGAGAATTTTTACTCTTATTAACCAGCCTAGTTATGAATGGGGCTTA